GAGGTTCACTTATATCCTGTTGGTTTTCGATTATATTTTTTAACTGCTCACACCCGTTACCTTGTACGGTTTTTGCTAGAATATTTTTAAAAGAATATTCAGAATTAGCTTTCATAGCTTCTACAAATGCGCTCTCCTCGTTATCTACTTTCATAGGAGGTGTGGTACTACTTGCCCCCACTAATGACGCAAATTCGATGAAGTCTATTTCTCTAAACTCCCCCGTGCCAAAAAATCCTACAGGTTTTTTCTCTCCTCGTTTATGGTTATGTGTCTCAGGTACTCTAAGTACACGCGCGGCATCGGCAGTTACACTACTGTCCGCTAACAAGTTATGTTGTGTACACATACTTTTCAGTCCCAGGGCTACAGGATACCATTCTTCATAAGATACACTTTCTTTTAACACCCAGTATACGTGTATACCGTTACCAGAATTTATAAGCATGGGTCTTGGGATGCCAGTTTCTTTAAGAAATCTCTTTAAATCCTTAAACGCTTCATTCTGGTTTTCATATTCCTTACCTACGCCACAGTCCAAATCTAAGTAAAAAGAACTTAAACTCTTTACGTTTGTTACTTTTCTGTCTTTATCTGTTTCAAATGTAGACAAGCCAAAGTAAGCATTTTGCCCTTGCCTGTCCAACTCCCGTGCCTGTTCAATGACACTATCTATTGAAGTGTGGAATGTCTGCACCTGTCTATCACCAAGACCTAGCACAGAGTAATACCCATCACCCAATACTCTCTTTAAAAATTCTTTCGTTTCCATGTTCTCCACCCAATGTGTGCCGAAGACACCACGACAGAATATGGCACAATATTCTTTCGGTAATTACCTAGTCGTGGTGAAGTTCTGCTAGTCGTCCCAGTTGTCAACTATAGAACTTAAGTCGTCATCAGTCGTTTGGGTGGGAGGTATAGACTTCTTAACAACTTTCTTTGGCTCTGCAACAGGCTCCTCTTTTTCAAAAGGACTGTCAGCATTAATAGTGAACCCTTCAACGGATTCAAAAGGATTTCTTTCTTCAATAGGTATGTACTTAACAACCTGTACGCCTTTCAATCTTAATGACACGCCCTGTTTTCCACCCATGTCATAAGGTACAAATTGTACAGCTACATTAACAGTACTACCTGTCGTCAGTAAAAAATCGTCAGGTAACTTGCTACCCTTTGCATCTACTTGCAGGGGTTTCTTAGTTACTTCGTTTTTATACATACCCTTAAGATTTGACTTATGGGTAAATCGACCTTCATCATCCTTAACAAAAGGTCTTTCTAGTTTATCTGCCCATTTGTCCTTCTTATTAGACGTATAGCAGTTAGACATAGCAATAAATAAATTCTTTGCTGTATCATTATCCATACGAAACTGTATAGAATATTCTGCATTTGCGTCTTTTGGGTCACATGGCATAGATCTACCTTCGTTACTATCAAAATGATAAGTACGGTTTATCTTAGGCCATAGGGCTTCTACGTTCTTTATAATATATTGTTCCATGTATCTCTCCTTCTTTATATATTATACATCTTCGTCCAGATCCTCAAATGGGTCTAGATCTGTTGTTTCTTCACTTCGGCTACTCGTAACTTTAGTTAATGCCTCGGCTACATCACTAACACGAAACCTATAAGTACTACCTATTTTTACATAAGTATCCTCTGGAATGTGTTTTTGACGCACCCAAGCACGTACAGTTGATATGGACACAGTAAAATGTTTTGCTACGTCTTCTATCGGTACATAAGGTTCATCCATTACTTCTTCCTCACAGAAATAGTTAGCTCTTTTTCAACCTCAAGACCATCTGGTACAAGGTTGGGGTTCTCTTCTAAAAACTCTCTTATATTAGTCTGGTTAAGACGCTTATCAAAAAACTGTGGGACTTTATGTTCAATAACAAATTTGTGCATAGCATCCCAATCACTTGTCCAATACTTAGTCTTGTTAGACCTAAAGAATAGACCTTCAGAAGTTCTTACGCTCTCTACATTGTGGGCTTCACAATGCTCAAGCATCGCCTGTTTTATACGATCTATTTGTCTGATAAGCTCTCCGTCTTTTTCTTTGAACTCAGCGGACAATAAAGATCTTTCTGCTCTTATCCGTAAATATGCTTTTGCAAGCCTATCAGGCTTTACTTCATCACTCATATCTCTCTCCTCTTATACTCTAGTCTTTAACATATAGTACCATAATATACGTTAGTCAAGTATTTCTTTGTAAAGTTCTATAAATTTTGTGTGTACGTTTATTCTGTTATCTAATAACTTGTAAACGTGTCTTTCTGCGTCAGAACCTTGTAGTTGCACAACAGTGCATTTATGTTTTTGCCCAGACCTATGCACTCTGGCGTTTGCTTGGTCGTATGTTTCTAGTGAGCTTGTAGGTCCCCACCATACAACTGTGTTAGCCCGTGTTAACGTAACACCGTGTGAAGCTGCTTGAGGCTGTATCACGAGTACCTGTGGGTCAACATTTTCTTGGAATTGTTTAAATATGTTAGTCCGTTTATATGCAGGGACATCTCCTCGTATAACGTCAGTAGTTATGCCCTCCGCTCTTAGCTTATTTGTTAGTATATCTATAACGTGGGTAAAAGGTACAAATACTAATACTTTCTGGCTTGACTCGTCTATTACCTCCCGTAGCACTTTGTATCTATTCTTAATATCAAATTCTAAAACTTCACTATCATCGGTGTAAACTGCCCCTGCTGATATCTGTAGTAACTTGTTAAGGGTTACAGCTGCATTTATGGCGGTTATTTGCTCACCTGTAATGTCTAATACAAGTTTTGTTTTGAGTTCTTTGTAATATTTTTTCTGTTGGATTGTCAGTTCTACCTGCCTTTTTGTGTATACCATAGGAGGTAAGTCTAAGCATTCGTCTTTCGTAAAACGTATAGCAGGTTGTAACGCTCTGAATACTGTATCTGTAGCAGTGGGTTTAATCTTCCATGTAAACTGAGATACCTTAAACATAACCATATCTTTAAACGCCCCAAAGAATCTTGGTACTCTATTCGGGTTAACTAATTTAGCCAGTCCATATGCGTCCGTAGGGTTCTGAGCCGCAGGTGTACCTGTCATCATCCACAGCCACGTGTTATCGTGTATTAACTGACGTAGTAATTTCCAGCGCCTTGTTTGGGCATTTTTATAATGGGTGGCTTCGTCTACCACAATAAGGTCAAAGCCACCTTTCTTTATCTCATCTAATACTATACCTATACCATCATAGTTTATAATGACATAGTCCGCTCCTTCGCTTATAATTTTCTTTCTCTTTTCGGGGGAGCCATATGCTACAGACACAGTTCTATGTGTAGCAAATGTAAACAAGTCATCACGCCATGCGCTATCCATGATCGAGAGCGGGCATACTACGAGTACACGATTTATAATCCCCTTACTTAAAAGGAAATCCGATGCCCATATAGCACTTGCTGTTTTTCCTGTACCTTGCTCATTGAAACAAAATCCTTTCTGGTGTATAGTAAGGAATGAAGAAGTCAAAACTTGGTGTCGAAATGGTTTGTATCGCCCTGTCCATTTATACTGCGATTCTATGGGCGACGGTGATTTTATACCTAGCTGATTAAGGCTCTGTGCTTCACTAAGCCCCCAATTTACTATTACTTCATTGTCATTTATCTTCTGACTTTTAGGTATAGCATTTATTACTTTACTAGGGTCACGTAGGCGTAATCGTAACGCCTTGTTGTTTATTATTTGCATTATTCTCTCTCATTCTTCTTTATCTCTTAGGTCTTTAAAAAACTCTTTATCTCTAGGTAAGTACACATCTGTATGGCTTTGGCAACTGGGGCAGGATAGGTTTGTTATCATACAGTATGTGTCGTCTTCTTCTTCATCTATATCGTGGTCTCCGCCCCAGACAAGATCAGTATTACAATGCCAACACTTCATTTCTTCTTAGGTCGTCCTTTTTTAGGCTTCTCTTTTTTCGGCTCTTCTTTCTTTTTAAACAACCCCATTAGCTTACCTAACATAACTTTAGGCATTTGCCATATAGGGGAATCCCATAAATATCTCATTATTTACTCCTTTTTTTCTTTTGTCCATTTCTGGCACGGTTCTTTGAAGGGCTTTCTAGTTTAGTCCCGTCTTTGTTAGACCCTCCCTTACTTAACATCTTATTGTGCGATACATCTTTCCCTTTTCGGTTGATGCCTTTCTTGTCGTACGAGCGTCTTGCACGTTGACGTTCCATCCTAGCAGGATGTTCGCCACGCTCTTTTTGCTTTTTATATTCCTTTTTATAAGGTCTAGGTGATTTAGTATATGGCATTAGTTACTCCCATTATATACGCATTCTATCACAGGACAGTGCCTTTTGCATAGCCCACTTGGACGTGCGTTCCAAATATCTTCCTCATAAGCAATCTCCATGCGCTTAAAACTAGATACCCATTTATCCCATAATGAAGGTATCATGTCATCAGTATATTTCTCTTTTATGAATTTTTTAGCAATAACGAACATTAATCCTGCATTAACTTGTTTTATTTCGGGAAAGTATTTAAAGGTTGCCATAGCCATAAGTTCTAGCTGTCCCTTATCCGCGTACTTGGCTGAACGTCCTGTTTTATAGTCTATTACCCACGCTTTGTTATCATCAATTATTACAAGATCAGCTATACCACGCCACCATACATCTTTAGCCATAAACTCACATGGCTCTAATTCAGCCGTAAGCCCCATCTTCATCTCTGTAAACTTGTTACCCTGTCTACGTCTAAGTGCTTCCAGGGGACCGTACAGGTAAGCATACTTTTTAGGTATTTCCTCACCATCACGTATAAACCTCTCTGCTACAGCATGTACTTCCGTACCATAACGCATAGCTTCGGTTTCACTCTCTTGGTAGTCCTTTGATATCTTCATATGGTAGAACTGTTTCGGACACTGCTCGAAAGATTTAATCCTACTATATGACCACGGTGCTATACTCATTGAGGATTCCAAAATATATCTACAAGTTTATATTTATTATCGTTAAATTGAGATTTAAAAGCTTCTCCCTGTGGTTC